CGGGCGACGGCGGCACCGCGACGGCGGGCGACGGCGGCACCGCGACGGCGGGCGACGGCGGCACCGCGACGGCGGGCAACAGAGGCACCGCGACGGCGGGCGACGGCGGCACCGCGACGGCGGGCGACGGCGGCACGGTGGTCATCGAGTGGCACGACAGCAAGGCGAGCCGCTATCGCCGCACGGTCGGATACGTTGGTGAGGATGGCATCGAGGCGAACGTCGCCTACCGCTGCGATGAGGATGGGAAGTTGGTAGCTGTGAAGGTGACGCCGTGAAGCCTGTATTCGATCACCGAGCACGCTTCCATTGACCCGGAAGATTGGGCTTCTGCGCGCCTCGCCGCCAACGCTTCGGTGCCGCGGGAGCCGACCGTAGCCATGCTGCGAGTTCACGTCAATCACGCGCTATGTGGGCACCAGATGAGCGGCTGCACGCTCGGCGCGGTGTGGCGAGCAATGTGGGACGCCTACGCCCTCGCCTCCCCGCCCTCTGCGCCCGCCCCTGCCGCAGTCCCGCCCTACCCGATCGGCCCTAAGCTCGGGGCGTCGTCCTGCGCGGCGGCCTGTTGCTGGCGCTGCCGCAGCCGGAACCACGCGAGGAAGTCCAGCCACTCCGGCGCCTGCGCGTCCCCGGCCTCGAGCGTGAGGATCAGGTGCCGCGGGCCGGGCACGCTCCCGCCGCGAGCGACGATGGTCACCGATTCGTAGGTGAAGTCGCCGTAGGTGTAGCTCACGCCGGCTCCTGGAAGTTGTAGAAGCCCGGCCGCGTGGCATCGGTGACGCACCACATCATCACGAACCAGCCCGCCGGCGTCTCGATATGCGCCGTGCCGCCCTGCCCCCAGGTGGTCAGCGGCTCGGGGCGCAGCACGCGGAGCGTGTCGCTCACGCCGCAGAACATGGGGTTCCCGCCGCCATGCACGGAGCAGCTCGCGCGCCCCGGCCGCGTGGTCTGGTACCACTCCACGATGCCGGGCTTCCAGGTGACGTCGAGGTTGTTCGGCTGCCCGTGCGGCAAGGCGTCCGGGTTGAGGCTGTAGCCCTCCGGCCACGGGTAGACGTCGGGCGGCGGGTCCCCCATCGGGACGAGCACCGGGACGTGCGTCGTGTCGTTGTAAATCTCGCCCGTGTTGAGCACGCCGCCGAGGTTCAGCATGGTCTGCGCGACGGCGGGATTGCGCAGGATCTCGACCGCGGCGGTCGCGTCGAGCGTGTAGTCGCCGGCCGTGCCCTTCGGGTAGGCCTTGCCCATCACCTCGGAGAATACGACCTGGTGATCCGGCAGCGGGCGGGAGAGTCGGCGGATGGTCACTGGCTCGCTCCTTGGCGCGGCAGCGCGTTAATGAGCGCCTTGCTCTGCTCGGTCGATTCCTTTGTGCCGTCGAAGCGATAGTCGAAGATCGCTTTCCACGCGGCGAACGAGATGGCCAGGAGCGGGCCGGCGAGACCGAGCAGCACCGCGTCGATGCCCTTCTGCGCCCAGATCGACTGGTAGACGATGGCGAACAGCAGGAGCGCGGAGCAGATCGAGGACGTGGCTCCGGCGACGCCTACGAGCCAGGGCGTCATGTCCCACAAGCCCGCCTGCCTCTCGGCGATGGCGATCTCGGACGAGCCCTTGCGGCCCCGGAGCTCGGCCTCCCACTTCGCCGCGTCCCATGCCGCCATCTTGTCCCCGGCCTTCAGGAGGGCATCGACGGTCGCCAGCGCCTGCGCCTCAAGCGTCTTCACCTGCGCCGCCTTCACCTCCGGCGGCAGAGCGTTGAGCGCCCCCACCGCCGAGGTGGCGCTCGCACCGTCCACGACGGGCACGCCGACGGCGTTGCCCACCTGGGTGATGACCGCCTGCATGAGGTCCGCCGCGAGCTTCGGATCGGCGCCGGTCTTCTCGGCGATGGTGGCCTGCGCCCGCGCGGTGAAAAGCCCGAGCACCTGCGGGATGAGTTGTGCCAGTAGAGGCAAGGCGATGGTGCCCATGCGAGGGGTCTCCTGTTGAATCGGTGGGCCGGCAGCGGCCGGCGGTTGCGGGGTTGCGGTAGGCACGCCGCCCGGGCGCAGCGTCGCGAGTTCGGCGGCGGTCCGCCCGCCGTACTGCTTGAACACCGCCAGCGCCTTGGCCATCGTCCATGAGCCCGACGATTCGGCCGCGCCAGGCAGCGAGGTCCATTCGAGGCGGCACTTGGCCACCGCCTGCTCGAAGCGGCCCGCCATGACGTCGTCCAGTGCGCCGCGGTAGACGAGCCGCGCCACGGCACCGGCATCCTGCGAGCCCGGCGAGAAGTCAGGCATGCCGTACTGCTGCTCGACATCGCCCCAGGTCGAGGCGATGAACTGGTAGGCGCCGGCAGCCTTCCCCGGCGGCGTGCGCTGCCCCTTGTACGGGTGCGCCGCAAAGTCGAAGAAGTGCGACCCGCCATTGAGGACCGTGTAGGCGCTGTCGTCCTGCGACGATTCCCGCTCGCGGATGACGCGAAGAAAGGCCGCGACGTTGCTGAGGTCGAGGTAGCGGCGGAGATCGGAGAGCGTCATATCATCCCCTGCCGCGCGACCGCTTAAGCATCTTCGACCCCTTGCTTTGTCGCCGCCCGCCGCCACTCCTCCAGCCGCGTGATGCGCACGTCGTGCTTGTGCAGATCCTGGGTGATCATTTCTTTCACGCCCGACAACTGCTTGCCGAAGGTGGCGAACTGGCCGTCGTTGGCCTCCTCGATCGACTTGAGCCGGTCCAGCACGCTGCGGCCCATGAACACGAGCACGCCGAGCAGCGCCGCACCAGTGGCCACGAATCCGCAGGCGAGCAGGTAGACCAAAAAGCGCAGCAGCTCGGGCGGTAGACCTTCTACGGCTTCCATGTGCTCACCATTCCAAGAACCCGTGGGAACTCTGCGACCAGTGATCGCTGCGGAAGCGCGCCGTGATCTGCGACCCATTGGACAGCACGGTCGCCGGGAACAGTGTCAAGCCGGTGTTGAGAGTCAGCGTCGCGCCGGTGCCCGCCGCGGGGTTGCCGCCATTGGCCACCGATCCATTGCGCGCGAACCACACTTTGCCGGCGTCGATGTCCACGTAGACGCCGCCCACGTCGGTCGCAGCGGCATTGCCGATGTTGAGGTCCACCGGGCCGCCGGTGTTCGTATACAGATGCGTGTAGACGCTCCCGTTGTACGCGGGGTACATGCAGCCGCCGAGCGATGTGCCGTACCAGACCAATCCGGCGCCGCTATCGATCGTGAGGGAGGATGTGGCCACGCCCACGGATGGCGTGTTGGCGTTGAGCGTGGCGATACCGGAGTCGTACAGGAATTCAAAGTACCGCTTGCCGGTGTTGTGCGAAGCGGTCCCGCGCACGCCGCGCGTATTGCTCGACGTTGCCGTGAGATTGCCATTCGACAACGTGAGCGTCGCGCCGGCATCGGCAGGATTCCACGTCACCGTCGACTGCGGACGTTGCGGCGCGCGGATGAAGAGGGGAGGAGGTAGGCCCATCTCAGTTCATCGCCAACCACGAACCATCGTAGACGTACAGCTTCTTGTTCGTGGAATCCCACACCATGGCGTTGCGCCCGGTCTTGGTCGTCGGGACACCCGTAGGCGTGCCCGCGCACGAGGGGATGTACAGAAAACAATTAGTCGCATTCGTGGCTATCGCGGCGTTTCCGATGGCGACGTTGCCGTTGCTGTCCACGTCGATGCGGACATTCGTGGTTGCAGAGCCGCCAGAGACAACCTTGACGCCGCCGCCCTCCGCAATCACGTAGAAGTCGCCAGCAGTCGCACATCCTACGAACGTACTACCCGCAGCAAAGACGCCGCCGAACGATGACGATGCTCCCGCCGTATTGAAGTAACCACGCCGACCAGAGGTGGTGTAGTTCTCGAAACCGGCGTACCCGGCGGCGTTGGTGTTCTCCGCGCGATACCCCGCCTGCCCCGCGCTGACGCTCTGGGTCGCGTGAATCGTCGTACCAGGAGAGGCGCCCACGCCCAGCCGCGAATTGGAGCTGTCCCACAAGAGCGCCGACGAATCGACCAGCCGCCCATTCGTGGTCACGTACGGGATCCGCCCGGACGTTGCCGCTGCATCCCACAGCGCAAACTCCTTGCGCGCGGCACCGCTGGTGATCGTCGCGTACCACTTGTCGGCCAGAAACTCGACCGCCCCAGCCTCCGCCGTCGTCATCAGCGAGCCCGACGTGAACTTGAGCGGCGACGTGCCCGCGCTCGTCGTGCCCGCCGCGAGCGTCACATAGTTGGGCGACAGCCGCGTGCCGCTCCACGTAAACGACGACGACCCGCCGAACGCCCCGGCGTTGTTGAACTGCACCTGCGTGTTGCTGCCACCCGGAGCCGCGGTCACCGACGACCAGGTCACGTCATAGTCGGTGCCGGAATTTTTCACGAGCGCCTGGCCCGTCGATCCGCCGCTCGGAATGCCGGTGCCCGTGGCGATCGGCGTGATGTTGCCCGCGAGGTTGAACGTGTCGCTACCGACGGTCGAGAGCGTGGCCGATGCGTAACGCCCCGCCAGCGTCAGTGCGTTGTTGTAGCTCTGGATCGTGGACCCAGACGCCGCCACCGAGACCGCGCCGGTGCCGCTCTGCGTGATCTGGCAGGCAAACTCGGCCGGCAGCCCCGTGGGCACCGTGCACACGCACGGCGAGGACGCGTCGAACTCGACGATGCAGCCGTCATCCCCAGCATCGAGCGTGTGGCTGGACGTGTAGGTGTTGAGCGGCAGCGAGGCCGCGCCACCGCCGGGGATCGTGATCGTTGTGACCCCGCTACCGGCGTCCGTCGCCGTCACGCCCGCGCCCACGAAATTGAGCGCAATGGCGTCGGAGTCCACCAGCGACCCCTCGTCGAGCGTGACGATCGTCCCGACGATGTCGATGCTCTCGATTTCGGTCACACGGCCGTACTTGTCGACGCTGATCTGGGGCGTGGCCACCGAGCTGCCGTAGATGCCCGCGGCCACTCCGGTCTCGGTCAGGTCGAACGTCGCCGTCGAGCCGGCGCCAGCATCCGCGATGGCGATATTGGCGGAACCGGTGGCCACCCGCTCGTTGTCAAGATACGAGTCAATGGCAAGCGTGAGGTACTGCGCGTCCGCCGGAGCGCTATCGCTCCCCGTGCCACCGCCGCCACCGGTGGCACTGATGACCAGCGTCCCACCAGGTCCGTTGTCTTCGATGGTGATGTTGTCGCCAGCGGTGATTACCCGCGCATTCGGCACAGCCGCGCTCGGTCCAGTCAGCACATAGCCGGCGAGGTTGGACGGCAGGTTCGCGTCCACCACCTCGTGCCACTCGTCCGAGCCCTCGCCGGTGTTGGTGAACTCCACCTCTGCCGACTGCGACAGCGAGCGGCCAAAGGTCACCGCCTTGTACAACAGCGGGACGTTGAGCTCGGATTGCGGCGCGTCGACATTCGTCACCGGCAGCAGCACGAACTGATCGCCGTCGCCATGCCCCGATGGCGTCGTGCCATAGCGACCACGCTTGAATCCGCTGAGTAGATACGTCCGTTCCTCGATCAGTTCAGCATCGCGGAACTGCAACAACTCCCATGGGCCGCCAGAGCCGCCGCGACTGATCGCGCAGAGGTTCGCCCCGTTGTCCAGCCCCTCGGATGTCGTCGACGACAGGACGTCCTGCTCGCGGCCGAGCACCACGCAAATCGACGCCTCCTCTACGACATCGCCACCGGCGTAGTCCGACAGCGTGCCCGTGGCCGAGGGCGAGCCCGTGGGCGAGTCTGCCGTGATGCCGATGGTGGCAGCGCGTTGCGTGGACGCCACCGCGATCCAAGTCACCCCGCCGTCGATCGACTTGTACAAGTTCGCGCCAGGCCAGCGGCCCTCCGCAGCAGGCGCCATCGCCGCATAGAACCCGAACGGCGCATCGCCCTGCGTCAGCACCGGGATGTCGAGCAGCACCAGCCGCGTAGCCACCAATGGCCGCAACGGCTCCTGCGCCACCACCCCGACCGCCGGCGTGCCCGTGGTCGTCTGCGTATAGATGGATGGCGCCGCGAGCACGCCCTCGTAGGTGATCACGCCGTCAGGCGTCTCGGTCACCGTACGAACCCGGATGACCCGCCCGCGCACCTCCACCACCGTTGCCGGCGTGATCTTCGCCCAGCGCAGAGATGTCGCGAAGTGGAAGGATTCGCGCTCCTCCCATTCCGCGGTCTGAATCGTCCAGCACTTCTGTGCCGCTTGCTCCGCGGTCAGACCCACCGGGACATCAAGGGTCACATCGTACTCGCTTTGCGTCACCTGCCGCGGCGATGCCTGCGCGCCGGTCTGGTAGTCCATGTCGATCGCGATGTACTTCATCGTGACCGTGCGCGGCAGTTCCTGCTCCCGCTTGCGGCTGGTCATCAACGGATCGCCGGGCTCCTCACCGGCCGGCCGCGCGCACAGGTCGGCGTCGGGGATCGTGATCACAGCGCGCTCACCCCGACGACGCCCGACGATGCCGTAATCCTCCTCCACGAGGTCGAACGGATACGGCTTGCGCAGCGCCTCCACCGCATTGCGCGCGGTCATCAGTTGGCCAATCAGGTAGAACGGGACCTCGTCGGTGAGTTCGGAAAAATCCTGCGTTACTGTCGCGCCCGGCGTCAGTGCGGTGATGTCGGTCACGATCTGCTCGAGCGATACTGCGGCACCTGGCGACGACAGCGAGTACACCCCCATGTTGTCGAGCAGGAGGTTGTTGCCGAGGTAGACCGAGTGCGCGCCACCCGCGGGAATTTCCTCGCCGTACTGCTCCAGCGAATAGTCGTCGTTGATCTTGACCAGCCGGATCACATACGGGTCCACGCCGCCGACCGCGAACGCCTTGCAGATGAGATCGCCCTTGACGTAGAACGCGCGACCCGTGGACCCCACCAAGTCGGTGGTCTCGGCCTCGTCCCACACATGATCAATCTCCATGGTGTCGGCATCGACTCGCACCATGCAGGTGCCACTGCCAACAGCAGGCGGCCGGGTCACATAGATGTGCCCGGTATCAGAGGCCGCCATGGTGATCGTCTGCAGCCCGGTGAGCCCATCGCCGATAGCCACCTCCGCCACGAAGGCGCCCGGGTTGGTCCCGCCCGGGCATTCGTACTTCATCAGCCAGTGGTCACCGTCCTTGTTGACCACGATGTAGATGTGGTCGTCCATGTAGACGCCGCCGTAGCAGTTCGTCGGCGTCACGCCATGCGATAGCTCGATGCCATGCTTGATTTCTTGATCGGCGTCGTCGTAGTAGTACCAGTGGACCTCGTTCGGGAAGCCATACCAGCGCGCGAAGACGTTGGCGTTGTAGATCGCGAACGCCGCGTCGCTATCATCGCCAGCATAGAGCGTGATGTCATCGCCGATCTGCGTCCCGTCGAGATTCCACTTGCGGATGATGAACGTCGTGTCTCCGCCGTTACCCATCTCCGCAGTGGTGAGGACACCGCCGCTGTACGCAGCCGTGGCGAGCACCCAGTTGCCGAGGATGGGCTCGTCCCATGCGTCGAACTCACTGACCCGCCATGGAATCGGGCCGCCATCGGTGTACACCACCGCCTCGACGTTCGGTATGCGATTGCCCCAATCCTTGAGGTTGTAGTCGGTGAACACCAGGTAGGCCAAGCCACGATAACCGGGCACGGTGCCAACACCGTGGATAGCCTCGAACGTCGGATCTGGTTGCTGGTCCTCGGTGCCGCAATAGACGCGACACGGGCATTCCTCGCCGCTGTCGCTGTCCCACACCTTGAGGCCGTCCATAAAGATGGACTCGATGCCAGCGATGGCAGCATCATGATTCGGCAGGCGCATGCACAACGCTGCGCACCATGACGCCGAGTAGGTGTAGCTGGTGACGCCACCGCCACCCTTGCCGCTGTCCTCGCCGTGCTCCTGCAGATCGGTCTGGTCGATGATGTTGGTGCCGATGCGGCCCTTGCCCCAGACGTAGGGGATCATGGCGCCATAGGTCGACCGCTGCAGCTTGGTATCGCCGATGCGCGGGCCCTCGATCTTCGCCGGGTCGATCAGGCTGCCGATGAACGCGCCAGCAAGTTGGCCGATGGCCGCACCGACAGGACCGCCGATCGATCCGCCGATCGCCCCGCCTACCGCCGAGAGAACAACTGTCGTCATGCCGCCACCCCGCGGAAGCGCCAGGCAGCGAGTAACTTTGCCTTAGCGATCTCGACTCCGGTTTCCACGACCTTACCGACCCCCGTCGTCGGAGTCGCGTGGATGATGTACGTCGGTGCCAACCGGGACACGATGGCGAAGTGCTGCGGAGTGAACACGAACGCATAGAGAAGGATGTCGCCGAGCCCGATACGTGTCTTGGGCACCGGGTCGAGATACTCTCGACACTTCGCCATCAAGATGTCCGGGCGCGCCGTTGGCCCGTATTGATGCAGCACCGGGTCGGCCAGCCACTCGCTGGCATTCGGCACGCCCGCCTGGAGGCCGGTCTCACCCACGAGGTTGAGGCAATCGATCCCGACCCCGGGCAAGCGCGCCTGGTGACGAAAAGGCGTGCCGATGAGCCGCCGCGCGCACTCCACGATGTGCTCACGCGGGATCACGTGTGCCGCCCCGACTGCACCATGACGTCGACGCCGCGCAACCACGGCTCGCCGCGGAAGTTCACCACGTTGCCGCGCGCGAGGCACGCCGCGTGCGTGCGGACACAGCCCTCGGTCATGGTGTAGCTCGCGCCCGTCACGTCGTACGGCACGGAGATTTTCGTGACCATCACCCCTGGCGCATAAGACTTGATCTCGCGGGCGATCCCCTCGGCCTCACCCGATGTGAAGGTGATGATCCCCTCATCGAAGAAGCCCGCTGTCTCGCCTCGCGCCGAATCCTCTAGCGTAAAGAAGTCCGCCTGGCACAACTCGATGGCGCCCGTCACCTGCGTGGGCACCAGCGTGCACTGTGCATCGCCGTAGTTCGCACGACAGCCGGGCTGGGTAATCTTGCCGATGCCGACGCTGTAGGACTCCATCAGCCCGAGCATTTCGGCCACGAACGTCGAGCGGTTGACCGTGACCTTGCCGAAGCGGCCGGCGCGGTCCTTCCTCACACCATCCGCCGGCGCCGCCCAACTGACGGTGAACGCGCGGAACTCCGCGAAGTCCCACCGGCCCGCGCGGATGTCGTCCTCGGTGATGGTGTCCGATGACAGTAAACCCTCCACCTGCAGGTCATCGGTATCGAGGTCGGAGGCCGTCGCGATGTCGCTCGGGCTGAAGGCGTAGGCTGGCAGGTAGGTCTCGCCCTCGATGACGAGTGCCCGCGTGCCGGTGGTGAACCGGTAGACGTTGCCGTCCCGCCGCACGATGCGCAGGCAACGCGCCAGCCGCGGCGTCGGGCTGTCGAGCTCGGTCTGCAGCGCAATCGGAATGGTCTTCACGACGCGAGGTCTCCGATCTCGGCCGGGCTCACTTCGATGATCTCGATGCCGTCGAAACTGCTGACGAATCCGCCCTCCTTCGGCGTGAGGATCTGCGCCTTCATCACGTCCGAGCCGAGCCGCGCCCAGCAGTCGAATTCACCCGACCAGGTCGTACCAGAATTCGCGATGCCGGTGGCGTAGTCGAGGCCGCTCGCATCGGTGGTAATCGCGCCCTCAACAGGCTTCACGATGACGCGGTCGTAGGTGTAGAGCGTGCCGTCGATCCCCTGGAAGCTGTAGCGCTTCGCCATCTGTTTGAGCGGCGGGCTGTCGGCGGTATCGATGAACACGCCATCCCCCACCGCGCAGCGGTAATCGTTCCAGTCCTTGAATCGAAACGTGTTCGCCATCCCCTGCCCGATGGTGCGGAAAAAGGCGAGGATCTTGTCCGCCCCCTCCTGCCGCTGCGCCGAGAAGCTGACCGTCCATTCGCCGCGCTCGGTCGCCCACCACTGCACGCGGGACTCGCGCCCGTTCGCCATCTCACTGACGGAGGTCTTAAAGCGCGGGCCGCCGATCGCACCGAGAGCGATACGCGGAGGAAACCGCACGTTGTCGAAGTCCATCATCGGTCCCTCACGGCCCACATGGTGACGTCACGCAGCTTGGCCGCCGCTTGGCGGGCGCTCTCCGTGTTCGCGCCAGGCATGACGTTGATGTGCTGGTTGATGGTTGTGGAACTACCCAGCATGGATCGCGATTCGGCATTTGAGTAGACGCGCTCGCCGCCCCCGAAACTGACGATCTCGGGGCCGTTCTCACCGACCAAGGCAAGGCCGCGTTTGGCAGACATCGTTCCAGCGGCGTACTTGTCTCCAAACCCGAATCCGGGCGCAATCCCGCCGCTCGGCACGCTGTACCCGCCGATGGCGGCCCCGACGACCTTGCCCAGGACATCCCAAAGCGTCGGCCCCGCGCTGCCGGGGATAACCGCGTTCTGCAGCGTCAGCAACGACTGGCGCGTCATGAACGCCACGAGGTCGCGCTCCAGTTGCTTGAGCACGTCAGAGGCCTTGGCGCCGTTCAGGATCAGATCCTCAACCGCGTGCGCGCCGATGCCGAACACGTCCTGTTGCAGCGCCTTGATCGCCTCGGCCTCCTTCTTGATCGTCTCCACGAAGCGTGTGGCGCCAGCAATGGAGCGCGCGCGCTCGTACTCGGCAGCCTGTGCCTTGGTCGCGTCGATCAAGGCCTGCGCGGCTCCGGCGTTCTCCAGCATGGCCGCCTTGTCGCGCAGCTCGGCCGCTGACTTCGCATTCTTCTTGTCAATGTAGGCATCGAGCGCCGCCTCGCCATCGCGCAACAGGATGAGTTGTTCCCCCTGCCGGTCGTTGCTGTCGCGCAGCGACGCCGCGACCTGTTGCGCAGTCTCGATCTCCTTCGTCGCCATCTGCGAGATGCGCTCGCGCAGGCGGGCCGATTCCTCCGCCGTGCGCAAACGCTCCTTCTCCGCCTTCTCGGCGGCCTTGGTGGCATCGATCTCTTGCGCAAGAGCAAGGGCCGCGTCGATTTGCCCATGCGACGCATCCTTGAGGCGCCCCACCTGCACCTCGCGGAGCACCTTCTCCGCTTCCGAGAGGTCGAGCGTGCCCTCCAATTGCTTCCGCAGCGATTCGAGGTAGCGGTCGGCCTCGGAGACCTTGTCGCGCGCTGCCTTGGAGTCCTTGCTGCCTCCGAACCCGCTAGGCGCGTCTGGCTTGCTTCCCGGCAACACGGGCGGGCCGAAGTCGTTCTCCAGAGGCTTCCGCAGCGCCTGCAGCTCTGACCGCGTCTTCCTCGCCTTCGCGAGGTCGGCCTCCATGGCCGCCACCTCCTCGGCAAAGAACGGCTTCTTGCTGGAGGTCGTTGCCCTGTAGGCGTCCAGTCGTTGCTGCAGGCCTGCGATGTTGCGATCGAGCGTCGCAATGTTGTCTGCGATCTCCTCCTGTCCGCGCATCGCGTAGTCGAGAGACTTGAAGAAACCTGCCCCCTGCCCTTGCGCCAGACGGAACCGCTCCAGCACCTGATTGAGTGCTGGCACCACACCCGACAGTAGGATGTCCTTAAAGGCAGTCGCTTCGACCGTCAGGCGGCGGTACTCCTTGCCCAAGCGCTCGGCCTCGTCGGTTTGCTGCTTGGTCATCGTCGCGCCGACCTCTTGTAGCTCGACAATGTCCTTCATCACCGGCAAGAGGGCAGCACCCTGCTTACCGAACAGCGCCACCGCAATGCCTGTCTTGTTGACCCCATCGCGATAACCTTCGAGCGCCACAGCAACCTGACGGAAGGCCTCAGCCGGATCGCGCGTCGTGATCCCAAGCGCCTTCAGGGCCTCCTTTGTCTTCGTCGACTCCTCGTCCGTACCGGCCATGCCCTGCGACAACTTCGACAGCGCGGTAGTCAGCGTGCCCATGTCGGCACCAGCAATGTACGCTTGATTGCGCAGAGCGGAGAGCTGCTCGACGGTCGAGCCGGTAATGTCGGCCAAGTCGTTCAGCGCGTTCGCCTCGTCGAGAATTGCGCGCGTCGAACTGATGAGCTGCGATCCGATGGCGAGCCCGCCCAGGAGCCCGGCAACAGTACGAACGCCGCTTGCGATGTCCGTACTGAGCGAGTCAGCGAAGCGCTTCGCTTGGTATTCGGCCTTCGTGAGCCCCGACGTGAACTCGGCGGCATCGAGCCCGAGCTTGACAACGATGGCGCCGAGCGAGTTAGCCATCTAGGGCCTCCGAACCGTCACCTTCAATGGCACGCGCAAGCCGTACCTGCTGGACTTCCGCTTCCGACCGACCGGGCAGGTAGTCGGTCCAATGTGCCCTCGTCCCCGGCGCCCGCATGTGCACCAAGTCGAGAATCATGATGATGCGTGCGAGCATCTTCTCCAGCCGCGCCCATGGCATGCCTCGCTGGTCGGCATAGCGGCACCAGTCCCCGAGCTCGCGCTCGGTCATGCCGTTGGAGAGTTCGGCGACGGTGCGTCCGGTGGCGAGCGCCAGGTCCATGATCAGGAGCTGGCGCTCGTCGAGTTTCCCCGGTCGGCACTCGCGGCGGCGATGACGCGGTCAACGTCTTCGTCGCGTCGGCTGGCGAGAAAGTCGAGATCCTCCCGCTTAGTAGGGTCGAACGATCGCGTACCATCCGCCTCGCAGAGCACGACCGCCGCCAGCAACGCGTTAGGGGCGATGTCGTCTAGCGTCCCCAGCGCCTCTTTGGCGCGGCTCACCAGCCGCGCGCGCTCCGCCACCGTGACATCGCGCACATACACAGTCCCCCACGACGGCACTTCCACGGGCCGCACGTCGGCCGCCCCGTCCGCAGCCATACGGCTGCGCGTATCGCCTTCCATGGCGCCCCCTTTTACAGCGGTGCCTGGACGATAGCGCCCGACACGCGGAAGGACATGGACGCCGTCCAGATGCCGCCTTCCTGCGCCTGCTCGGAGAGGCTCGCGATATACCCGATGGCGATGCGTTCTACGGAGCTGCCGGCGGCGGCGTACCGAATCGCGAGGTAATCGCCGCTGTTGTCGAAGTCTAGAAGCGCCTCTTGCAGTGCCTCGTCAGGCAAATATTTGAAGTCGACCTGAATCGAGCCGTTATCCTTCAGGCCGCGGATACTGGTCGCGGCATCGGAACAGACATCGGTCGTCTGGATCTCGGGCGCGTTGCCGCCCTGGCGGTTGAACCCGGTCAGTTCGCACATCCTGCTGAACGTGCCGCCGCGCGAGATGCCGCCGCTGTCGTAGGCGCCGTAGTTGATCGAATTGACGCCAACCAGTTGATAGCTGTTGGCGTCAACGACCTTCACAACGAATACGAGGCCGTTGAGCTCGGTCATGCCCACGACTTCCTCGATTTTGGCGACCGCATAGTCGTTGGCCGACCCCAGACCATGCCCCGCTGCCGTGACGACGGCGGGATTGGCTTGCGTGACACCGCTAATGCCGATACCGGGCGACGAGTCGTCGTAGGCGATCAGGATGGAGATGACAGACTTGTTGAATTTGTGCGCTTTGCCGGTGCTCATTGCATGGTCCTTTCAGAGGGTGGACTTACGAGGTTGCAACTTCGCTGGATGGCTGGTGGAGGTAGTCGTCGGTTGCGCGCCATTTGCGAATCTCGGAGTCGAACGCGACAAATCCGATGTCTCGCACAAAGGGAAGGTCGTCGGCCTGCATCGCGGCCCTGACCTGGGCGCGGAGAGCGAGCGCGGCGCCGTGGGTGTCCGCAACCGCATCGATGGTTAGCCGCGTGTCATCGGTATCGCCTGGCCCGGTACCGCAGACGTCAACAACGGGAACCACACTCGCGACCGTGTAGCGAATCGCCGGCCACTTGGCGACGATGTTTCCCTCCTCGTCCTGCGGAAAAACGGTCGGGTAGCAACGGTCCGCGACAAGTCCGCGCAACGCGGTATACACGAGGCCCTCGACCATCAGACCTTCTCCTTGATGAGCCGCTTTTCGAGGGTGGTGCGCATAACATCGATCGCCTCGCTCTTGCGTGAGTCGAAGGCCGGGCGCAGGAACGGCTCGGCCGGCATTTTCACGGTACCGAACTCGACAAGGTGCGCGTGCGGCGCGCGGTTGATCCTCTGGCCTTTTTTGTTGTACGGCTTCCCGCGGCCGCGCACGGTCACGATGTGCTCGCTCGTGAGTTTCGACTGCGACCGCGGCACCTTCTTGACGATGATCGATGCGCGCAGGTCGCCGGTGTCTATCGACGGGTTGGCTACGACCTTCGCTACAGCCGCTTTCCTGATGACTGCGGCGGCACGCCCCGTCGCACCTGAAGCGGCGCTGCGCTGCGCCTTCGTCGCAAGCTTTGCGAATCGCTCGCCGATCTGGCGCAGGCCAAGCACCTGTACCGTCTCGCTCCTAGCCATCGTTAACTCCGCTCTTGACCCGCAATGTCGCGGTGTCGTTGGCGTTACCCAGGAGCGCCGGGCCGACGATGTTGTAGGCGCGACCATCCGTACCGATGGCGCGGTCGCGCGCGGCCAAACCGACCAGCGCCGAGTTGTAGCGGCCGACGAGTTTCGCGTCGGCCTCGTCACGGATGCCTCCGTCGATGAGGCCCTCCCGAACGCCTATCGGTTGCCGCTCACACCGCCAGTGCCCGATGGTGACCCACGAGCGCACCATCTCGCCGGTCGCGTCGTCCTGGGTGTCGACGGCCCGCTGCAGCGTCACCCGATGGCGGAGGCGGCCGGCTTTCATGCCATCCCCAGCCGCTCGCGCGGGAGCAGGTCAAGCAGCGCCATCGCGCTCGGGGGCATTTCGGCCTCGCCTTCGCGGCCCTCGTACAGGTGCGAGAGCATCAGCAGGATCGCGGCACGAGCCTGCGCCGGCAGCGGATAGGCAGGGGAGGCGCCTGGCGCGCTGTATCCGACCACGTAGCGCACCCGCACGCTGTTCTGCGCCGACCGCACACCGGTGGGCCACGAGGCGCCGTAGGCGAGGATCAGCCGCGCCGGCAGCGCGAAGTTGTCGACCTCGTAGTCCGACGCAGGCATGGTGGCCGCGAGCGCCGCGTGTCCGGCTGCCTTGGCCAAGGCCTCATCCCCCGACGACTCGAACTCCGCGTCGTAGGCCGCTTGGTAGGCCGACTGATCCTGGTAGCCGACCTCCTCCACGCCCTGCACCGGGCCGAAGGGCAGCGGCATCGCGGCGCCTGGTGGCGTGCTCACCGCGAGCGCGGGAAACCCGGTGGACGCGATCTCCACCGTCTGCGTGGCCAAGGCGCGTCCGAGGTACGCCTCGCAGTAAGCGCGGGCGGCCGGAATCGCCGCCGTGATCCAAGCATCGTCGTCACTGATCTGCGCCGGCGGGCTGTCCTCGCTCGCGGGATCGTCGTACACGTCCACCCGCAGGTGCTCACGGGCCTCCTGCAGTGTGATCACCTCGTCGTCGGGATGCGTGCCAGCGACGACTCGGAAGCCGTAGCGGAGCTCGGCCGCGGCCTGCTGCGCTCGGCAGATGTCGCGCAGGTACGTCGTCGTCATGCGGCCTCCGCGACCTCGATCACGTCGTCCAACGTCGCCATCGGGAAGCACGTCAACGCGCTCCCTGGGGTGCAATTGAGCACTTGGACGCCAGCCGGTAGCGCCTTCGCCAGCCCCGTAATGTGGGCGATCCAGCGCCGGAACGATGCCGGCCCCGGATTGCCCAGCGGCCGTTCGTGCGGCGCATGCCAGTGGCCGCCGCGCATGTCGAACCCCAAGAGCAGGATCCGGGCGGCGCGGGCGTGCGCCGCGATCTGGATGCCAACCGCGCCCGAATTGCAGTTCGTGCGCACGTGGCCCGGGTGCGGGTCGAAGCCATCGCGGCCCGAGTTGCGCAGCACGCGCACGCGATCGTCCACGTTCGGCGCGATGCCCCGGACGGCCTCGACCGTCGCCTTGATGCCGCGGCACTCCAGCGCCTGCGGGTTCATTCGCCACCACATGGAGTCGCTGGCGTAGACGATTTCGGCGTCGATCGCCAAGCGGTAGGTGTCGTTGATCGCGATGCGCGGCAGGTGGCGGACGCGGTCAGCCACCGCCTGCGACATCGACGGACCCGAGGCCAAGACCGCTACGGTCTGACCGGCCCACATCGGTGGAATGGTCCAAGTCATCGAGCGCCACCCTCGGGAAGCAAGTGAGCGTCGTCGCCCTGGACGCATTGAGGATCGGCGTTCGCGACCACCGCGCGAGCCGCTCGAATTGCAAGGTCCACCGCTCTGGCCGCGTGCAATTGCGCAAGGGCGCCGGATGGTCCCCGTGGTGATGCGTCCGGCCGTTGGTGAGCCCGCAGTCGTAGCCCAGCAGCACCACACGGGACGCCCCGAACGCCACCGCCATGGCCACCGCCGACGCGCCCGAATTGCCGAACGACCGGAAACGCGGCGAGGCCCGAAGACACTCCACCCCCGGCCGGCGGACAAGGGACTGCGTAAACACGCGCCCGGAGAACGAGGACTTCACCTCCGCCGCATAGACCTTCCACCAGTCGGTATCGAACCAGTAGAGAGCATCGGCCCAAGGGCACAGCCGGAATGTGGAGTTGGTGACCACGGTCGGCCAGCGCCGCACGCGCGAGGCGTCCTCGGCGGTGAGAGATGGGCCGGACGCGAGACACGCGACCGTTTGCCCGCGCCAGTCGGGAAACTTCACGCATCCTTGCCCTTCTTCACGGCGAGTTGCCAGTCGACGCCCTTGCCGGGGGTCTCCGTGGTATCTCGGCGCGCGTGCCACGCGGACCCGCCGTACGTGGCCACGGCGCCCCGCTTGTAGGCCCCCTGCTTCCACACGCCCTCGTACGTCGGCACCGGGAACGGCAGGGAGAATTCCTTGATGACGTCGCCGCGCTGGTAGCGCAGCGTCACCGTACGGCCGTCGTCTTCCAGCACGGCCGTCATGTCATCGAAGCCGACGCCGTCCTCGCCGTTGCGGCCGTCAATGCCCTTCTCGCCCTGAGCACCGGGGAGTCCGTCGCGGCCGGGGAGGCCGTCGCGACCGGCCACGCCTTCGGCCCCTTTCTCACCCCGGTCGCCTTGCGGGCCCGCCTCGCCGCGTTCGCCGGCGTCACCCTTCTCACCGCGCTCGCCAGCCGGACCTTGCGGGCCATCGCGGCCGTTCTCGCCATCCTTGCCGTTGATCCCATCAGCGCCGTCCTTGCCATCGGCCCCGTCGCGGCCGTCCTTCGGCTTGATTGCGTCGACCATGCGCTGCAGAAGCGGGGTGATCTCTTCCAGCGTCACCGACTTGCCGTCCTGCGCGCGAGGAAGCACGCCCACCGCCTTGCCGATTTCCTCGAGCACCATCACGCGGATCGTGTCGATGTGCACGGCCTCGCCGGCCTCACCTTTCTCGCCACGCTCGCCGGCGGGCCCCCGCTCACCCCGCTCACCCATAGGTCCGGACTCACCGCTCGGCCCTTGCTCCCCGCGCGGCCCCGTCTGCCCTTGCTCGCCCTTTGCTCCGGCCGGGATGGCCGAGAGCCTCGCGTCGAACTCGGCCAGCCGCCGGTCGATGTACGCCTTCGCTACTTCGGCGACCTTCCGCCCAAATAATCCTGGCTGCAGATTCACGCGAACACCTCCTCAACTTCGGAGAGCTCTGCACCCTCATCGAAGGCCTTGGTTTCCTCGTCAGTCTTTGCCGGGGCGGCGGCCGGCGGCGCCGGTTCCGGCTTCGCGGTACCGAAGGGGGCATCCCCAGAGTCCCGCTTCGCAAGCGCGGCCAAGGAATAGTTTTGCTGCTGCAGGTATGGGGTGTCGCCACCGGCCACCGGCCCGAGGCCGATCCGCGCGCGCGCCTCGTTCGGCTTCACGAAGCCGGCCTTGATGCCTTCTCCGAGGGTCCGGACCTTTGTGGCCGTATCCATGCGCAGCAGTCCATCAAGGTCGAACTGCGCACGGAGGTTGCGGCGGTCGACGTTGTGCAGCTCAAGCCCGTCGTCCAGCAGGCCTTCGATCGCCTCGATGAGTCCCTGGAGGCAATCGTCGTAGTAGATCTGGTTGAGGATCTCCGCGTTCTGGTACGTCGGCGTCGCGCCGATCCCTACCTTGTAGGCGGGAACGTGGTGAACCGTGCAAACGATCTCGGCGGACATCTTCAGCAGCGCGACGATCTCGGAATCGACCGCCGTCTCGCGGATCGCCTCGTACTTCAGGCCGTTGCCCAATACCGCCGTGCGGCCCGCGTTCACGCCGGAGTAGTTCTTCTCCCACTCGGCCTTGTATTGCTTGGCAAGTTGGTCCGTGATCGCCGTGGGCGAGACAAGAATCCCGCCAGGTCGAGCACCGTTGCGGAAGAATCGCTGCGCCTCTTCCTGCATCGTCAGCCCACCCACCGCCGCGAGCGCGCCGGCGTACAGCGGCGACAGTCCAACAAGCGGGTGGAAGAAGCAGTTGAACCGGTCGTGCATGATCTCCGAAGCCGGAACCACTGGGTCTTCGTCTTCCGGAATGCCGGCGAGCTCGTCGGCATGCAGCCGGTAGTACACGCTGCCGTCAGGCGCGATGAGCGGCGTCACCCGGTCGGGGTCCAGCACGTGCAGCGCCTTCGCGCGCGCGGCGCCATCGCGTTCGATCAACACGTAGGCGTTGCCGCGGCGCTGCTTCGAGAGCGACCAGAACTCGATGAACTGCTGCCAGATCTGGTAGCCGTTCGGCTTGCGGAAGAGCTTGTCGTAGGGTAGGCTTTCCGCCTCTTGCCACACGCCCTTGATCTTCTCGACCAACGAGATGCGCAGCTTCGCGATGTCGCCCGCGATGAGGGTCTGGCAGGCCCACACTGCCCAATTCGACTGCACCCGGCGCGGACGCGCATCGATGTCCAACTGAAAGGCTTGGGAAGCGTGCATCGGATCAAGCGCGCTCCAAGCGGTTATCCAGCCGCGGTCGTCCACGGGCGGAACCGTGGCCTGCACATAGGCCCTTTCTCGGCGCTTACGCTTCGCCATCGTCCTTCTTCACTTCAGGGGCGGTCACCACTGACACGACGATGGGCGCGTAGGAGGTCTTCACCGCGACCATGTCCCTGCGCGTGTAAGTGGGCGCCTGGAAGGTCGGGGGAGGAGCGGCCATGTACTCGACCACGTTGATCGCGTGCAAGGCTCGCGCCTCGCTGGCCGACATGCGCATGGTCCGACCGGTGCGACGCACGCGCACGAGCACGCGCACCGCACCCTTCGGAGGCTTGGCTGTAACAACGGGGGCCGGAGCCCCCGTCGATTGCTTTTGCTTCGCCACGATGGCTTAGCTCTGCTCGGCGCCGTAGTCAGCGTCGGTGATGTACTGCGCGCAACCCGCACGACGCTTGCCCCAGGACACCGGTCGCACGACCTTGATCGCCGTGGAGTCTTCCTGGAACATCGACACCATGTAGTTCGTCGCAGCCGCCGGCGTATCCGTCGCACCGGTCGGGTCGTCGGCCTGCTCGATCATCGCTTCCGTCGAGATCGAAATCGTCGCGCCGAGATCGCCGATGCGCCACACGTCCGACGGCTTGATGAGGATGATGTCCGTCGTGCCCATGTTGTCGCCCGTAACGACCGGGTAGCCCATGAACGTGCCACCTTGCGGCGTGAGCGTCGGGTACTCCGGCTGGCCGAGCGCGTTCTTCATCAGCGACAGCGCGAGCGCGATCGTCGGCGTCATGACCCAGTAGAAGCCGCCGGCCGTGTTCTTGGCCGTGATGAACGGGGCGAACAGCGCCTTGATGTCGGTGGCGATCGACTGCGCATCGCCACCGTTGCTCGAGACTGCCGACGTACCGTTCAGGATGCCCGCAGGCGAGACGCCGTTGGAAATGCCCGTCGCCGACAGGAACAGCGAGTCGATGGCCAGAGCCACCGCCTTGCGCAGCCCTTCGCCCACGAGCGACAGGCCGTCCGGGGTCGCGTTGCGCAGCCACTCGTTGCTGACAACCGTGAGGCCGGCCGCCTTGTACGGGATCGTCGAGGTCGTCGAGAAATCACCCTTCGACACCTTGATGGCCTTCGACTGCCCCGTGAAGTAGCCCGTGAAAGCGCCGTCCTGGCCCTTGATCGTGACGTTCGCCGGCACCGCGCGCAGGGGCAGTTTGTCGTACACCGTCTCCCCGTACAGGTACTCCAGGAAGTCGCCGGTATAGGTCGTGTCGGCCTGCACCAGCTCCGCGCCCCACTCGCCGGAGTCGGTGCCACCGCCGGCCACCGCGGCCTTCATGACCATCAGCATGGTCGGATTGCTCTTGCCGTACACATTCTCGAAAACCTGCGTCGGCGTGATGATGTTGCCGTCCTTGAGGGCCTTCTGCGACACGATGTGTGCCCAGGCCCGCTTCAGACCTTCCTCGCCCTTGAACTTGGGCTCGACGTCCTTGAACTTGCGGATGTGCGGGGTGTTGCCGTGGCGCTGCGTATCCACGGGCGTCGCCTTCGCGATGTTCGACAGGTGGCGCTGCGTCACGCGGATCTCGTCGTCGAGGTCTTCGATCTCGGAGTCCAGCGTGTCGAATTCGGCGCGCTCGCCTTCGGTGAACCGGCGCGACTCGGCGCTCTTGAGTTCGCGGAGTTCCGCCATACGGGCGGCCTTGGTTTCGCGGTCCTTCTGGAGGGCCGCCAGGGCTTCTGCGGTGTACTTCATGGTCTTTCCTTTCGAGTTGAGATTGCCCTGGCGCGGGCGGTTGAATTGGCCTGACGCGGCCGACTTGATGGCGGTGATGGATGCCTCGGCGTTCGCGGCGATCGTGACCATCGACAACTCCAGCCACGCCCACTTGAGCCAATGGATGCCACCGGTTTCCTTGATGAACGACCACTCCTTCGGGTTGAACCCGATGGAGAGACCGCGCACCATCTTCTTCTTGAGCTCGTACCAGGCAGTGTTGAGCCGCTCGACGATCGTCTCCGGCGCGTCCGCGTCCGGGGTCTCGATGTAGCCCTCGACCTCGATGCGGTCGCTCAACACGCGTGCCTTGTCGATCCATCCGATCGGCTTGCGGCTGTCGTGCTGGTACAGGAAGGGGACCGGCATCTTGTACTCAGCGCCCTTGGGCTCGACGATGTCCTCGCTGTGATCTGGGGCGATCGTCGTAGCGATGCCCTTGAACCGGCGCGTCTTGTCGTCAAAGTCCTTGAGCTCGAGCAGCGAGTACAGCCGCTGTTCGCCGTCCACTTGGCGCACGATGTCCGGCTTACCGGCCTCCTTCGTGACCACTTGGTTGTTGCTGAAGATGAACTTGCGCATGGTCACCAGATGAGGAGTTGTGGCGCGCGGGGCGCCGGGTTGAGCGCCATGAGAGACGAAGCGTTGATCGTCGCCATCAGCGGGTCGATCTTCGCGGTCCCGGCCGCTTGCTTCGTAATCAGGATCGCGTTGCCCGCCGCGACGATCTTGGCGTTGCTGACGCAGTAGTTCATGAGGCGTTGTCCGCCGTGGAGCATCTGTCCGCCGGCGAGTTTCCGCTCGGTCGTCTTGATCGCGCCCATGAGCTTGTAGCCCTGCGGCACGGCGATGACCCGCGTCGGAATGTCGATGCCCTTCTCGGCGATCGCGTCCACGATGCCGCCGAGGCCCACAGCATCGACGCCGATCCGGTCCAACTTCCCGGTGAGCTCAAGACGCTCCACGACGTCGGCCACCGCCAGAACGTCATCGCCCAAGGACTTGGCGAACGTCAGGTCACCGTCGCGCTCGAACTCCATGAACTTCGAGGCTTCTGACTTTCGACGCTCAAGAACGATCGGGTGCGCCCACGCATGCGTCCACAGGAGCCATTCGGACGTCTCGTGGTCCCGCCCCATGACGGCGAGCCCCAAGAGGTCGTCCAGGCCGCCGCCGTCGATGCCCACCGTGATCACATCGGCGCGCTCGATGAGGTAATCGAGCGTCACCTTGGCGTTCGCCTGCTGCTGCCAGAAGTCGGCGCCAGGCCAGCGATCGGAGCGAAGGTTGAGCCCGATCTCAACGTTTAGGTGCTTCGCCAGGAACTTCTGCAGCGAGCCATCTTGGCTGCCGTGGATCTTCGCCAATTGGTCGACGAGCCACTCTTGGCTCACCGACTTGCCGAGGTTCGGGTTTACGATGCGGAAGTTCTCGGGCTTCGTGTACTCGCCGCTCGCAATGATCTCGGGCGGGAACTCGTACAGCACGCCGAGCGACTTGGGGTCGTCGATCGTTCCGTCCCGGACGCCGCGGAAGTAGTCGAGCTTGGTCTTGAACACCCCCGCCGGAGGGTCATCCGACTGCGTCGAGAGGTAAATGACGAAGCCCTCGTCGCGCGAGATCTGGCCGCCCAGGGCTTCCATGAACATCCCGTCAGCGTTGGCGCGCTTGCCGAAGAGCCAGTGCTCGTCCACGAGCACCCGACCCGCCTTCTTGCCGGACACAGTCTCGGAGTCCGCCGCCACGACCTTGAGGCTCGAGCGCGACTCGCGGTGCGAGATGGTCCGCAGGTGGTCCTGCACGGCAAAGAGCGCCGATAGCTCGTCGTCGGCACGCACCATCGCCGCCGCCGGCTTGTAGCTGTTGTCCGCGACTTCCTTGGTCGGCGCGAGGATGAGGTGCTCCTCCTCGTCCCGCCAGCACAGGATCAGCGCCGTCAACATGATCCCCGCGGCGATCGTCGACTTCGTGTTCTTCTTGCTGATGAGGAGGTAGAACTCCCGGATCAGCTGCTTCCCCGTCTCGGGGTCGTTGGCGCCGAAGATGACAGCCACGAAGTCGAAGACCCACTGCTCCGAACACTCGCCGAAGGTCGGCTTGCCGGGGAGGTCCACGACCTTGAGCGACTTGAAGATGGCGAGCGCCTCTTCCGCCGCGTTGGCGTAGATGGGTGGCGGGATGATCGATCGCCCCTCGCGGAGCCGATCGGCCCAATCCGGGCAGGCGGTCGTCATTTGCCCACCGCCACGAGCTTGGGCGGAGAACGCCGGCCGAAGCGACCCTCTTCCGCCACACCTTGAGCGGCCTTCGCAGCCACCTTCTTGGCCCCTTCACCCATCTTCGGGTGCACGTACTGAGCGGCTGCCACCGCGGCGCGGATGCGGTCCTTGAGGGGCGCCGAAGCGTCGTTCTGTACCGAGAGCAGGAAGGCGAGAGGCTCCGCACCATCGGACACTGGACCCAGCACAGGCGCCTTGGGCTTGCGACCCGCGCCTGGACGAGCCCCACCCGAGTTCGGCCGGGGGCCGCCGGACCGACCCTTCACGCCGGCCATTTGCTGATTCCTGCTGAAAACGAGGCCGAATCTACAAGTGAG